AGCGCCGGGAAAACCAGATGGCGGACGCCACCCGCCAGATGTGGACAGAAGCCCGTGAGCGCATCGATCACCTGATCGGCCGGCTCGCGCAGGAGGACACCCGCTTTAAGGAGGCGAGTGTGGACGCGGTACGCGAACTGGTGACGCTATTGCCAGGGTGGAACCTGGGCAAAGACGAAAGGGTGGATGAGATCGCGCAGGAGATTAAGAACATGCTCGCTGACATAGATGCCAGCGATCTGCGCAAAAACGCCGCTACCCGAGTATCCGTCGTCGAGGAGGCGCGGCGCATCAACGACCGGCTGACGGCTTGGGGGGTGTGACATGACTTGGGAAGAAATTGACAGCGAAGACGATACCTATACCGACCGCCTGGATGTGCCCGGTGGCTGGTTGTATCGCACCCGCGTTTACACCGGCGAAGAGGAGGGTGACAGAAACATCGTCTCTATTGCGATGGCGTTCGTGCCAGTGGAGGGTTCCATATGACCTGTAAAATGTTGGAGGAAGTCAACAACCCCACACTGCCGCGCGACCGGCCGCCGGCGGATATCGACGAACGCCTCGACTGGCTCATCCTGCGGCATCAGGGCGGCCGGGTTTCGGGGTGCGACTGGTGCCTCTTGGTCGAGACCATCGAGATGATGCAGCGGCGTGCCAACGTAGCCGAGTTTGCGCTGAACACCAACCCACTGGTGCAGCTAAGCCGGGCGACAAAACTGTAAACTGTGCCGACAGTGTAACAGAAAAACTTTACAACTCGGACCGAACAAACGGCAGATAACCTAGGTTTTTTCCTGGCCCGCCGTTTGCGTGGATGGAACCAACGATCAGGGGAGGAGCCATGGGTGCTGCATTACTCCAGGAGTAATCTTAAAAGCATATGGAGAAATATCCCATGTCTAAGTTGATCTCTACGTTACTAGGCGGCGCGGCACTGGCGACGATGACAGTGTCACCAGCGCACGCTATCCTGCAGATCGCGGCCCAGGTTAATGGTGGGACTATCTTTACCTGCTACGACAACCAGTCCGGCTGCGACACTAACGGTACTACCGGCACATTAACCTTGGGCCAAACCACGATTGGCGGCGTAACTTTCGAGGGGAGTTCGCAGACGCAGCTGATCGGTCCTCCGACCAACGCGCTCTTAACCAACTCGGAAACGATCACCAACGGAACCGGTGCGACCGCGACGATCCTGTTTGCGGTTAGCGGCACCGGCTTCGCCGCGCCGACCACCACGTTCGACGCGAGCGGGTCCGCGACGTTCCTGACGGCCGCCGGGTCGCTCCTCAACATGGCGTGGTATGGCGACACCGCCAACACCCAGGGAGCCGGTACACCTACCGACACTCCGGGCGTGCAGTTGGCACTGGCCAGCTTCACCAGCACCGGCACGGACTCGTTCGCGACCGGGCCGCTCACCGGGGCGTGGCTCACGTCTGACCCGTACTCGTGGACGATGACCGCCGGCGGCACGTTGTCGGCGGGGGCCACCGCGACGATCACCAGCCGGGGCCAGGACATTATCAGCGATGTCGTGGCGGTCCCGGAGCCGGGCACGCTCGCGATGCTGGGTAGCGGGCTTATCGGCATGGCGGGGTTCCTGGGCTGGCGTCGCCGCCGGCACGACGACTGCGTGATGCCACTCACGTAATGGGGATGGCCTCAAGACGGCGAGTGAGGCCGTGACTTCAGTCACAAGTGAACCCCGTCAGCCCCTGGACCGGTCAGTGTCAACCCGGTCGCGAGGGGCATTTACATTAGCCCGAACCAAGCGAGGGCGGTCAACATAAGCCCGCCAAAGTAGACCACATAGAAAAGGACTATCCGGATGACCACGCTACCACCACGAGTTCAGACGACGCCGGAACAGGATCAGGCAATGATCGAGGCTCGCGTCGCGTTCATGCGCCAGTGCCCCTTCTTCTGCTATTTCTATTACGATAAAATAAAAGAGCATCCCACGATGTCGATGCCGACAGCGGCGACCGACAGCAAGAGGTTGTTCTACAATCCCGTGTGGTTCGCGGCGTTACGACCGCCGGAGCGGTGTTTTGTGCTGGCACACGAAATGTACCATGTCATCTGGCAGCACTGCCAGCGGGCCAAAATTTATCTCCGCGATAAACACGTCGAGGGTACGCCCTACGACCACGATTTGATGAACCGGGCCGAGGATTACGTCATCAACGCTGACCTGATCAACCTGAAGGTGGGGTTATGCAATCCCGAGTGGTTGTATGACCCCCAGATCAGCGGGACCGACAACATCGTCGAAATCTACAAGAAACTGTGGCAGCAGAATCAAATTACCCCCGGAGTAAACGCTCTCGGTGGTTCGAACACTACATACGGTCGCGGCTCGCAGCCCGACAAAACTGCGAAGGCCAATGGCGGCGGCTTTGACGACGTGAGACCGCCATTGGTCGACCCCATCACCGGCGAGGATGACGAGATTGGCGAGATCGCCTTTAAGGAGGCGGTCGCGCGAGCGGCGCAGGCAGCCAAGGCCGTCGGCAAGATGCCGGGGAGCCTGCAACGGTTGGTGGACGAGTTGCTCGAACCCCAGGTCAACTGGAAGGACCGCGTGCGGATGTTGATCACTGGCCAGATCGGCAAGTTCCGCGAGAACTGGGCGACCCCCAACCGCCGCTACATCGTGATGCCACAGATCGTCTACATGCCCGGCAAACGTGGCCACGGGGCGGACACTGTCGCGGTATGGATCGACTGTAGTGGTAGCGTCGAGGACCGCGAGTACGACGCGTTCTTCTCCGAGGTCGGCGGCATCATCCAGGACGTGCGCCCCAAGCGGCTCCTCGTAGGCTGGTGCGACGCTATCGTCCAGAGGACGGAGTGGGTGAGTACGTTGGACGAGGTCTACGGGCTGATGCGCGAGCCGGTGCCGGGTCGTGGCGGCACATCGTTTAAGCCGCCGTTTGAGTGGATGCAGGAGAACGAGGTATTTCCCGAGACCTGTGTCTACCTGACCGACATGTGGGGTCCGTTCCCGCAGAACCCTGGATATCCAGTCGTGTGGTGCGCTTCGACGGACAGACGAGGGCCGTTCGGCGAGACCGTGCAAATTAAAGTGTAACAAAAATAGGTTGAGTCCCGATTGGGACTCAACACAAAACCTCAACTCGGATGGTTACAAATGAACTGGACACCGACAGTGGACCACATCTACCGACTGCAGCAAGTCGTCAACCACATGACCAACCGCCGTGCCTGCGTGATGGAGGCGGGCTACCCGCTGGATATCGAGCAGGTTAAAAAAATCGTCTGGCCGCCGCGCTTGTCGGAATTCGCTGCGCTTGGCTACGACTCATTACAGACAACTCGCGGCATCAACTATGAACTCGGCCCCGAACACGGACTAGCCCGACGCTCGATCACTCATGTGAGTTTGCCGAAGGCTATCCATTACGCCTACCAGCGGCAGCTTCAGTCAGCCTATATTGTAGATAAGCCGATCTACTTCAACCGTGACGGGATCGACGACATCGCGATGGAGGCATTAAAGAAATGGACCAAGGAGGCGGTCTACGAACGACGGCTGGCCATGTTAACCACGACCACGGTGCAGATGTTCTTGCACCACCGGGCCGATGACAAACTCACGATGTACCACATCCTGGCTCGCTGGCCGGGGCTGAAGGCGATCTTCCCGCGCGTGACCCATCAAGGCTACGGTCGCGGGCAGGATATCTGGGAGCGGCACGGCAACGAGGTGCCGAGGAACCTCCAGCGATGGGACTGGCCTAAATTCGGGCCGGAAGCACTCTGGCGGGAAACCAACGCACGGCGCATGGCATTAGCCGAGGAGACTCTGTTGTCGTGCCTGTCACTGGCACCGTCACCAGCCGCCAATTCCGGCAAGCTCACCGCCCATATAACCGACTGGCAGATACTGGGCAGCGCTCCCTTTTGAGGTAGAACCCAAACACTGACTAAAGTTACCAAGCCCCCGCCGTGAGCGGGGGCTTTTTTGTGGGTGGTTGACATTCCAATATTATAGGGTTTAGGCTGAGCCAGATAATTTCAGAGCACCCGATGCGCGGCGGCCCACCGATAAAAGATATTACCGGTCAACGGTTTGGGCGCCTTGTGGCAGTCAAGGTAGCTGGCCGCATCAGAAGAAAATTCGCGTGGGAATGCGCGTGTGACTGCGGTAATACGATACGTGTGGTCGGTACCAATCTGCGCAGCGGCAACACAAAATCGTGTGGGTGCAGCCGCCTAAGACGAACCACACCGATTACTCCCGGAGTAACCTTATAAGCGTGACCGTCAGGGGGAAAGTATGGCGCTAATTACTCTCGATTTTGAAACGATGTACGACCAGGACTATAGCTTGTCAAAGATGAGCGAGGTCGACTACATCAAGGACGCCCGCTTTGAAGCGATCATGTGCTCGGTGAAAGTGGGCAACGCGCCGACGGAGGTATATGTCGGCCATGAGATCAAACCGGCGCTGGGCCGGATCGACTGGGGTACGGCGGCTGTACTCGCACACAACATCCGGTTCGATGGCGGGATTTTAGCTTGGCATTACGGCCATGTGCCCAAGATGTACCTCGACACGCTGAGCATGAGCCGCGCCACCACGCACTGGACGATTGGGCGGTCGAGCCTCGCCAAAGTCGCGGAGT